ATTGAAAGTAGAAAAACGTAAAAAATTGATCTTCTCACCACATCAAATTGCCTTCCATATTAGACATCCACACAATACTTTTATCTTGGCAAAGCCCCTCGGTCCTTTGTCCGTGAAACTTTATGAAGGGAAAGATATACTACGCATCGTGGAGCGTGATGCTTGTGCCCCGGTCGCCGAATCCTGGTCCGCGGTTCAGGAATTTCTTGTCAATGTGACATAACGACGCAGCGCGCTTGTGGGCGGGTCCCGCCCAATGCTTGCGCCTTGGTCAAGCTTGATGCTTGTGCCTTGTCACAATTATTAATTATTATTATTAAAAAACCCGGGGCGATTTCTCGCCCCGGGCCAGAGGTATAAACTATCTGATTGTGTCCCCTTCTCCCATACCCTCGTACTGGAGATCCTGGACAATGGATTTTACCATTCGGTTGATCCAAACGTGTCGCTTTTCGTACCCCACATTTGTCTTGAGGCCCTTGTAACTTTGCAACGTGATCCAAAATAATCTTGGATCTATTTTTTCTACAAAAGAAGAAATTCCTAATCTCTCCCTTATTTTGAAACGTAAATAAATTTCGTCGATTGTCTCGTCCGAAATTTCTCTCATTCCAATTGTCATCATAGGAAAGCAGAACTCGCTCAAGTTTCTCACCTGGTCCTCGGTCCATCCTTCCGTATTCACTGTTCTGTAGTCTGATGTTAATGCCATTTTTACCTCCGTTTGTTAAATTGACATAAAAAGATATTCGCATTTTTTTAATCAAAAAAATATAAGACAGATTGACGCAGCTTGAGCCTTGGTGCTTGGACCTTGGATCTCGTGTCAATATGACAGATTGCCGCGCGACAATTTGTCGCAGGCACCACACACTTGTGGGCGGGCCCCCGCCCTTAATTGGAGCTTGTGCCTTCATGTTGCTTGCTGCTTGTGCCTTCCTTCTTTTTAAATTTTTTACTGTCGAGCTCAATAAAAGTAAAACCATCGCTTGTGGTTTCCTCGCTTGCGCCCAGGTCCTTCATTAATTTTTTTAACTCTTCAATTGTCATTAGTGTTTTAAATAAGTTATGTTTTTAATTTTACGGCTCCAACATTTACGGCAATCTAAACATTTTCCGCCCTGAGTTGGCGCTGGACATGTTGCTTTTTTAGGGTTGGTTGTAACCGTCGAGCTCCAGGGCCAGAACTTACCCGCGGGCCCGTCAACGTTGGTTCCTGATAATCTTATTATTAAATTTTTAGGAACTCTGTTAACTGGAATATGTTTTAAATACTGAGCTTCTTTAGTTGGCATCCAATGCTTAACGCCTGGCGTTAATTTACAAACTTTAAAAATTTTCAATAAATGTTTAATGCTTTTAATATCTCCCGCATCGTGCCATCGGAACTCTTTAGTTTTAAAAAGTCTAATTTGTGAAGCCATCATATAAACCCACTTAGGACGGTCAACGGCCTTGAACCGTTTATATTGCGCCTCCTTAACTGTTTTATACATTGCATAAAAACCCTTCTTTGCATAACAGTCATAACAAACTGTACCTTTTATTTTTGAAAGTTTGCCGCCCGTTTGGCATTCCCACGCGGGCAAGCCGTAAGAATAACCAGGCATTTTTGAAGGTTTACTAAATGACCCTGTATATTCTTTTAATTGTTTTTTATTCATGTGCATGTAATAGCATGAGCCGCGAGCCGTGGACATTGGCCAAATTGTCGCATACTACATGTTGTGTCAATGTGACAAATTGTCGCAGGGTAGAGCTTGTGGGCGGGTCCCACCCATAAAAAAATAAACCAAAAAAAAAAATGGCGCGTGAGCCTTTAGTCTCTTCGCGCCATAGTGGTTGATGGTGTGCACACCTTAAAGCAGTCAACCGCCACTCATGGATAGTTGGCAATTAGTTTACCGAGGCGGAAACTATCCGAAACGAGCCTCACCGAAACCAGAGGTAGTTTAACTTAACTTAATTTGCGGTTAATCTCACAATACCATAATCAATTTCTGGATCAATGCGCAGATTGTCGCACCCAGAGAAGAGCTTGTGGGCGGGCCCCACCCAAAAAAATAAAAAATAAAACTGCGACAATTTGTCAAATAGTAATGCGAACACATGTGTTTTAAAACACATGTGTATTTAACAAATGGAGGAAATACATTATGACAAAAGCAATGACAAAATATCAGTTGGAGCACTTTCAAAATAAAGTGAGAAGACAATTTAGACCACTGATAGAAGACCAAGAACTGTTGGTAAAACAGTTTAAAACAAAAGCAACAGATGTTGCTGTTGCAAAGTTATCTAAAAAAATTGGTGCTGATAAAATCATCAATAAATTTAGACAAGCTGAAAAAATGTTAGAAGACGCTAGGGCAACAGCTCTAACTTTTTTTGAACAGAAAAAACCAAAAGACGAGGAACTTGGTTATAGCTTCAGACGAAAAAGTGAAAGAAGCTATGGTTATGATAGTGATAATAAATTGTCATTATCTGATTGTGAAGAGCAATTAAGAAGTTGGGCTTCAAATCAAGCTGAAAAAGAAATAGAGAGAAGACCAGAGGGTGCTAAACTTAAACAGTTAAAAGAACTTGAAGAAAAAGCGATTGATACTGTTATGGAAGCAGGAACACCAGATAGTCTGGCTATTTCTTTAAATAAAATAAGTGAGAAGATAGGGTTAAGTTGGAACCAAGATTTAACAGCTTTACCTAATTTAAAAAAAGAATAAATAACACTTGACAGGTTATGGGATATTATGTTAATAATGTCCCATAACAGAAAGGAATAAAATGGCATATATAGTAATAAAACATACAAACTACGAGAACATCACACCTAGCGTGAGCATTGAGGATAATGAGGTCTATGATCTTGAAACAGCTCAAGCAGTTAAAAAGGTGTGTGAATTAAAAAACACAAATAAAGATACTACGTTCCACTTATTAAACGTGGCTTATGCTAATCTTGGAAAGCAAGATAGTAATATTGAAGTAGTTAAGTCTGATAAAGACTTTGATTATAACCAGGATAAGCAGTTGTCATGGGCATTTTAGTCAAGCAAAAAACAGAAGAGTTTATTGGTCAGGGCTTCTCTAAAAAAGAAGCCCGAACCAAGGCGCACGAGTGGTGCGCTACAACGAACACTTGTCGTGGGTGTAGTAGTGTCGTGCGACCTGATTCGTGGTCATGGAAACAGGGCTACTGTAGGGATTGCATGGACTAGTCAATATGTCATAACGTCGCACCCCTTACTAGGGTGCGACAAGATGTCGCACCGAGGATAGAGCATGTGGGCGGGTCCCACCCAGAGTTAATAGAGGTACCAAGCCAAAGTCAAAAGTCGAACTTTTTAAAAGGGGGGAGGGGTACAAATCAAAATATAGGGATCCTAAACATACACTATAGTGTTTGATTTAGTCATAGATTCCTGCTAAATAGTTTTTGGTACCATAATTAAATATTATGCTTAGTTTAGAACAAATTAATAAAATTGCAGATCCGAAAGTTAGAAGACAATTAAAATTAGATATTTTAACTAGGGTCAAAAAAACTACACAAAAAAAATACAGAACAGATTTTTTATCATTTGTAAAATATACTTGGCCTGAATTTGTTGAAGGTAAACATCATACAGAAATAGCAAATGCATTTAATAGAATTTTAACTGGAGAATGTAAGAGACTCATTATCAATATGCCGCCAAGGCATACTAAATCAGAATTTGCATCTTATTTTTTACCTGCATGGATGATTGGTAACAGACCTGATTTAAAAATTATTCAAGCAACTCACACAGCAGAACTTGCAATTCGTTTTGGTAGAAAAGCTAAAACATTAATTGACTCACAAGAATATCAAGATTTATTTACAACAAGATTAAGAGAAGATTCAAAAGCTGCAGGACGTTGGGAAACAAATGGGGGAGGTGAATACTTTGCTGTTGGTGTATCCGGTGCTGTAACAGGTCGTGGTGCTGATTTATTAATTATTGACGATCCACATTCAGAGCAAGACGTTAATTCTCAAACTGCATTTGATAATGCATATGAATGGTATACATCAGGACCTAGACAACGTATGCAACCTGGTGGAGCAATTGTAATTGTTATGACTAGATGGTCTACAAAAGATTTAACAGCACAACTTGTTAATGCTGGAGCTAAAGAAGCAAAAGCAGATCAATGGGAAGTTATTGAGTTTCCCGCAATCTTAGATTCAGGAAAACCTGTGTGGCCAGAATATTGGAAGTTAGAGGAATTAGAAAAAGTAAAAGCATCAGCTGGTATTGCAAAATGGAATGCACAGTATATGCAAAATCCAACTGCAGAAGAAGGTGCATTATTAAAAAGAGAATGGTGGCAAGATTGGGACAAAGATTATTTACCGCCATTACAACATGTTATTCAAAGTTATGATACAGCATTCATGAAAAAAGAAACTGCTGACTATTCTGCAATTACAACTTGGGGAATCTTTCAAGAAAATGAAGGTGATCCACAACACATAATTTTATTGGATGCATTAAAAGAAAGATTAGAGTTTCCTGAACTAAGAAGAGTTGCAAAAGAACAATATGATTATTGGCAACCTGAAACTGTTTTAGTTGAAGCTAAAGCTTCTGGTCTTCCATTAACTTATGAACTTAGACAAATGGGAATTCCAGTAATAAATTTTTCTCCATCAAAAGGTAATGACAAACATTCTAGAGTAAATGCTGTTGCACCTATGTTTGAGTCTGGAATGATTTGGGCTCCTAAAGATAGAGAATTTGCTCAAGAAGTTATTGAAGAGTGTGCTTCATTTCCATATGGAGATCATGATGACTTAGTAGATAGTACAACACAAGCTTTAATGAGATTTAGACAAGGGGGCTTGATTATTCATCCAGAAGACTATAAAGATAATGATCTACCTAGAAAAAAACGAACTTATTATTGGTAAATGAAAAAACCTAAAAGATTAACTTTGACTATACCACCAAAATCAGGCCCACAATCTCAGGGCTTGAATGTTGACTATAATACTGTTAAAGATGTAAAATTGGAGAAAATTAATGGCAGACATAGACAAAGCACTTCCAAACGAAGTTAGAAAATCAATTGAAATCGAAGGTCCTGAAACAGCCATCGAAGAGAATGTAGAAATTCAAGAAGACCTACCTAATGTAGGTGAGACTGAAATTACACCAACAGAAGATGGTGGTGTAGAAATTAATTTTGAACCAGGAGCCTTCAACCAGGCTCAATCAGAAAATCATTATGACAATTTGGCAGAGTTACTACCAGAGGAAATATTGGCGCCTCTTGGTTCAGAATTATTTAATAATTATTCAGATTATAAAGCTTCAAGACAAGATTGGGAACAAGCTTATGTTAAAGGTTTAGATTTATTAGGATTTAAATACGAAGAGCGAACAGAACCATTTCAAGGTGCTGCAGGTGCCACGCATCCTGTTCTAGCAGAAGCGGTTACTCAATTCCAAGCGTTGGCTTATAAAGAATTGCTCCCGGCTCAAGGACCTGTAAGAACTCAAATTATTGGAGCAGTAACTCCTGAAAGAGAAGCTCAAGCAAATCGTGTTAAAGAATTTATGAATTATCAAATCATGGATCAGATGAAAGAATATGAACCTGAATTTGATCAAATGTTATTTTATTTACCTTTAGCTGGATCAGCTTTTAAAAAAGTTTACTACGACGAGTTAATGGGAAGAGCTGTATCAAAGTTTGTTCCCGCAGATGATTTAATCGTTCCGTACTCAGCTACCTCATTAGATGACGCGGAATCGATTATTCATCGATTAAAAATTTCTGAAAATGAATTAAGAAAACAACAAGTCACAGGATTCTATAGAGATATAGAACTTACTCCTGGTTATATGCAACAAGATGACTTAGATAAAAAAGAACGTGAATTAGAAGGAACTAGACATACAGGTCGTAATGAAGATGTCTTCACATTACTTGAATGTCATGTTAACTTAGATCTTGAGGGTTTTGAAGATCGAGGGCCCGAAGGGGAACCAACTGGAATTAAACTTCCTTATATTGTAACGATAGAAACAAACTCTCGTGAAGTTTTAAGTATTAGAAGAAACTATGAAGTAGGTGATCCAAAGAGACAAAAGATTTCTTACTTTGTACATTTTAAATTTTTACCTGGCCTAGGTTTCTATGGCTTTGGTTTAATCCATATGATTGGTGGATTATCTAGAACTGCAACTTCAGCATTAAGATCATTATTAGATGCTGGAACTTTATCAAACTTACCTGCTGGATTTAAGCAAAGAGGAATCAGAATTAGAGATGATGCGCAATCTATACAACCTGGTGAATTCAGGGATGTAGATGCTCCTGGTGGAAACATAAGAGATGCTTTTATGACACTTCCGTTTAAAGAGCCAAGCGCAACACTTCTTCAACTTATGGGTGTCGTCGTACAGGCTGGTCAGCGTTTCGCATCTATAGCTGACATGCAAGTAGGTGAGGGAAATCAACAAGCTGCAGTGGGAACGACAGTTGCATTGCTTGAACGTGGATCAAGAACTATGAGTGCGATTCACAAAAGATTATATGCAGCACTTAAAAATGAATTTAGATTATTATCAAGAGTATTTAAATTATACCTACCTCAAGAATATCCATATGATGTAGTAGGTGGACAAAGAATGGTTAAGCAAGCTGATTTTGATGATAAAGTAGATATTGTTCCAGTTGCTGATCCTAATATATTTTCTCAAACACAAAGAATTAGTTTGGCTCAAACTGAATTACAATTAGCACAATCAAACCCACAACTACATAATTTATATGCAGCATATAGAAATATGTATGAAGCATTAGGTGTTAAAAATGTAGATTTAATTTTAAAGAAACCACCTCAACCAATGCCTAAAGATCCTTCTTTAGAACATATTGATTCATTAAGTGGTATTCCATTCCAAGCATTCAAAGGTCAAGACCATAGAGCCCACATTACAGCTCATTTACATTTTATGTCTACTAACATTGCAAAAAATAATCCTGTGATTAATGGTTCTTTACAAAAAAATATTTTTGAACATATTTCTTTAATGGCTTTGGAACAAGTTGAAATGGAATTTGCAAAAGAGATTATGCAATTACAAGCAATGCAGCAAAATCCTGCAGCAATGCAGAATCCTCAAATGCAACAAATGGTTATGCAATTGAATATGAAGATTGAATCTAGAAAAGCAGTGTTAATTGCTGAGATGATGGATGAATTTATTCAAGAAGAAAAGAAAATTAATGGTGATTTTGGTAATGATCCTATTGCTAGACTTAAAGCAAGAGAACTTGACATCAGAGCTGCAGAAAATAATAGAAGAAAAGAGCAAGATGAAGAGAGAATTAATTTGGATAAGATGAAAGCAATGATGAATCAATCTAACCAAGATGAAAAATTAGAACAAAATGAAGATTTAGCAGAATTAAGAGCTAGTACTTCACTGACTAAAACTGTTTTACAGCACGAATTAAAAAATAAAGGTGGAATGTAATGAAAAAAAGTCAGAAAAAAGTTGCTAAAGTAATGAGAGAGTTTAAAAAAGGAAAATTACATAGCGGAAAATCAAAAAAAGTGGTAAAAAACCCAAAACAGGCTATTGCAATTGCACTGTCTGAGGCTAAACTATCTAAGAAGAGGAAATAACTATGAAAAAAAATAAAAAAGAGATGAAATCTCAAATGGAAGTTGGAGCTCCTGAAGGTGGAAAGGCTATTCCTACACCTAAAGCCGGAGAAAATCCAAAAGTAACTGTTAAAGGTACTAAAACCATTAAAAAACAAACAGCAACTTGGTACTAAATTATGTTTCCGTGGAGTCTTATAGGCACTGCGCTTAAAACAGGTGCTGAAATTTATAAGAATAAGAAAAAATCTGAAATTATAATGTCAGAGGCACAAATCGTGCATGCTGAAAAGATGAAACGCGGAGAAATAGAGTACACCGGACAGATTGCTCAAAATCAAAAAGGCGACTGGAAGGACGAATTCATTTTATTAATTCTCTCATCACCTCTGTTTTTATTAGCGTACAGTGTATTTGCAGAAGATGAAAAGATTGGTCAAAAATTAGATTTATATTTTGAAAAATTACAAACAATGCCGTGGTGGATAATTTCTTTATGGGTTGCAGTCGTTGGAGCTGTATATGGAATTAAAGCTACGGAATTAAAACACTTAGGAGGAAAAAAATAATGTTAAAACCAGTACCAAAAGAAAAGAAAAAATCTTTAGGAAAACTTCCAACTAAAGTCAGAAATAAAATGGGCTTTATGAAAAAAGGTGGTAGAGTAACTAAAGCTAAAATGAAGAAGAAAAAATAATGCCTAAAAAATCTTATACAGAAATGTTTAGAGAACTTGGTAAGTCAGGAGCTTCAAGTCAAAAATTTAAGGATCTTTATTACAAAATGAAAAATAAAGAAGACGATGATATCATTGAGATTGACCAAGCATTTTTTGATAAGGTTTTAGAGCGTTATGGTGAGAAAAAAGGTGGGCTTGTAAAAGTTAAACCTAAACTAGCTAAGAAGGGATGGAAATAATGCAGACCTGGAGTGAATTCTTTAGAACCGTATATAACAAAATTTGTTATGGAGTTTGTAGAGTGTTAAAAATTACACCATGTATTTGTAAACATGATTGTGGTTGTAAAAAGGAGTTTAAAAAATAATGAGAAAACAGTGTCAACAATGTAAAAATCCATTTGACGCAAAAGATGAGTTTGATAATTTTTGTAGCAAAGAATGTAAGGAGGAGGCGTTAGCAGCATTAGATTCTGATTCTGATGAATGCTTGTCTTGTCAATAATGGCTAAACTTTGTGCAAAAGGAAAAGCTGCGGCTAAAAGAAAATTTAAAGTGTATCCATCTGCATATGCGAATATGTATGGATCAGCTGTATGTTCTGGTAAAATAAAACCAGGTGGAAAAAAGAAAAAGAAAAAATAATGGCTCAAGGTGGTTTAAGAAAATGGGTTCAAGAAAAATGGGTAGACATAGGAGCTCCGAAAAAGAATGGCAAGTATCAACCATGCGGGAGATCGAAGGGGAGCAAGAGGAAATATCCGAAGTGTGTCCCTATTGCAAAAGCTCGCTCCATGAGTGCTTCACAAAAGGCGAGTGCGGTCAGACGAAAGCGCCAAGCGTCCAACACTGGCCCTAAACCAACTAATGTAAAAACATTTGCAAGAAAAAATATGAGTATGGGAGGATTAGTTTAATGGCATCACCAGCGTGGCAAAGAAAAGAAGGTAAATCTAAATCCGGTGGATTAAATAGAAAAGGTATTGCATCATATAGAAGAGCAAATCCAGGTTCTAAATTATCTATGGCGGTAACTACTAAACCATCAAAATTAAAAAAAGGATCTAAAGCCGCAAACCGTAGAAAGAGTTTTTGCGCGAGAATGACTGGGATGAAGAAAAGATTAACTTCAGCTAAAACAGCAAGAGATCCAAATTCAAGAATTAATAAGTCGCTTAGAAAGTGGAACTGTTAATATAACAATCAACAAAGGAAAGTAATGGAAGATATAACCGTAATCATAACTAGAATACAAAAATTATTGAAAACATCGTACCAAAATATTGGAGATACACTCATAGCGGGTGGGGTTGACAATATGGAAAAATATAAGTATATGTTAGGTCAGGCACACGCCTACCAATATATTTCACAGGAAATCTCTAACCTGCTAACTAAGAAGGAGCAAAATGAAGTTAAAGGAGAAAATGTCGTCGACCTTAGAGGAAAGCCCAAGGGAGACACCAAAGATTAAATTAGCTTTGGAAGAAAAATACGATCAACAAAATCAAAAAGAATACGAAAAACATCAATCGTTAGCTAAAAAAGAAATTGATAAACTTCCTCAACCAACAGGTTGGAGAATGTTAGTTTTACCTTTTAAAGCTAAACCAAAAACTAAAGGTGGAATTTATCTATCAGATGAATCTATTGAACGATCACAAGTTGCATCAACTTGTGGTTTAATACTTGCAATGGGACCACATTGTTATGATAAGGAAAAATTTCCTGAAGGTCCTTGGTGCAAGAAGGGGGATTGGGTAATCTTTGCAAGATATGCAGGAAGCCGAATTCTTATTGATGGCGGGGAGGTAAGACTTTTAAATGATGATGAAGTTTTAGCGACTGTGAAAGACCCCGAAGATATCTTTCACCAATTTTAATCATAGAGGAGTAAAACTATGCCAACAGAAGAAAAAACTGTAGATCTAGATACATCAGGTCCAGGAGCCGAGGTTGAATTACCGGAGGAACAAACAACTGAATCTAACATAGAGGTATCTAATGAAACTGAAAACAATACTGAGTCCAATGACTCAGCTGAGAAATCTGATGAGCAGTCTACTGTTCAAGCAGACACAACCACGGACCAAGAATCAGAAAAGAAAGAAGACGAAGCTGTAGATCAGCAGAAGAAAGAATTAGATGATTACTCTGAAGGAGTAAAAAGAAGAATTGCGAAGTTAACGAAAAAAATGCGTGAAGCAGAAAGAAGAGAAGCTGCTGCTTTAGAATACGCAAAAAAAATTCAGACTGAGCAAGAATCTTTGAAGTCTAGATTTTCTAAATTAGATACAGGTTATGTATCTGAAATGGAAAACAGGATTAAGTCATCTATGGAAGCTGCTGCGTCTAGACTAGCGAAAGCTAGAGAAGATGGAGATTTAAAAGCAGAAATTGCTGCTCAAACTGAAATCTCTAAGTTAGGTTATGAAGAAGCAAGACTTGCTGAAATCAAAACCAGACAAACTGCTGAACCAAAAGTTGAAGAAAAAGTTGTATCACAACCTCAAATTCAACCACAGGAACAGCCGATCAACCCAGATCCAAAGGCTCAACAATGGGCTCAACAGAATACCTGGTTTGGTCAAGACGAGGCTATGACTTATACCGCATTTAGCTTGCATAAAAAGCTAGTTGACGAGGAAGGTTATGACCCACAAACGGACGAGTATTATTCAGAAATTAATAAAAGAATAAGACTTGAATTCCCGCATAAATTTGGTAAGGTAGAACAACAAACGACTGCGAAGCCTACGCAAGTAGTAGCTTCAGCTTCTAGAAGTAGTAAGCCTGGTCGCAAAATTGTGAAGCTCACACCATCACAGGTAGCAATTGCTAAAAAATTAGGTGTGCCACTTGAAGAATATGCGAAACAATTAAACATCACGAAGGAGTAAAAAGCATATGAGTAATGAAAACGAAAAAAGAGCTTCTCGTGCGAGTCAGACTAGAGAAAAAGAAACTCGAAAAAAAGTCTGGACTCCACCATCATCTTTAGATGCACCACCTGCGCCGGCAGGATTTCGTCATAGATGGGTAAGAGCTGAAACAATGGGTTTTCAGGACACTAAAAACGTCGCTGGAAGATTAAGATCTGGATATGAATTAGTCAGAGCAGATCAGTACCCCGACAGTGACTATCCAGTGATAGAAGACGGCAAACATGCAGGAGTGATCGGAGTTGGTGGCCTTGTGCTGACAAGGGTACCCGAAGAGATCGCAAAATCTAGGGCTGAATACTATTCTAAGCAAGGTATTGAGCAAGATCATGCAGTTGAAAACGATCTTATGAAGGAACAGCACCCAAGTATGCCGATCAATCAAGATAGGCAGACTCGTGTAACTTTTGGTGGTACAAAGAAAAGTTAATTTTTTAACAATTCCTAGCCAACAAGAATACACTTAAACTAATAATGTCTAAGGAGGACAACTACTATGGCTAATAAAGATAGCGCTTTCGGTTTAAGACCGATTGGAAAAGTTGGACAAAATAGAGATAACCAAGGTTTAAGTGAATATAGTATTGCTGCTAATGACAGTACAACTATCTACTTCCAAGACCCAGTAAAACCTACTGCGGCTGGAACAATTGATAGAGGTGCAGCTGGTGGTAATCTTATAGGTTCATTGAACGGTGTTTTCTATACAGATCCAAACACACAAAAGCCTACGTGGGCAAATCACTATTCGCAAGTTAACGCTGCGGATATAGTTGCTTTCGTAGCAGATGATCCATATGAAAGATTTGAGATCCAGTCAGATAACTCAGGTGCTTCTGCACAAACTGATGTTTTCTTGAACGCGGATGTAATCTTAGCAGATGGTAATTCAGCTAACTATGTATCTAAAACTGAATTGGATGACAGTACTTTAAATAATACTTTATCTGCTCAGCTTAGAGTAATAGGAGTTTCAAAAGATCCAGACAACAGTGACTTAGCTTCTGCTAATGTTAACTTTGTTGTTATGATTAATGAACACTCATTAAAATCAACCACAGGCAACGTATAATAGGAGTATATAAATATGGCTATATCACGATCACAGCTAGTTAAAGAACTAGAGCCAGGATTGAATGCACTATTCGGCCTGGAATATAAACAATACGAAAACCAACACGAAGCGATATACACTAAAGAAACTTCAGACAGAGCGTTTGAAGAAGAAGTAATGTTATCGGGTTTTGCTCAAGCACAAGTTAAAGCTGAGGGTTCTGGTGTGACTTTTGACAATGCTCAAGAGACTTTCACTGCTAGATACACTCACGAAACTATCGCTTTAGCATTTTCAATCACTGAAGAAGCGATTGAAGATAACTTGTATGATAGATTAGCATCTAGATATACAAAGGCGTTGGCTAGAAGTATGGCACAAACAAAGCAAGTTAAAGCTGTTAATCCTTTAATTCAAGGATTACCAACTACTGACGGTTACGATTCAGGGGATAATGTTTCTTTATTTAACATTGCTCACCCAACAATCGCTGGTACAGTAGCTAACACTTTGCAAACTCAAGCAGA